GTCTATGGTGCTATCCCCCCCTATAGTCCCCCCCTTTCATGGGGTTATTTATCTACAAGTACGACCTAATAAGTGTTACTTATGAATCCATCAGAGGAACCATTAGAATTACTTATCTGTGTAGGTGTCATTCCTAGTGCAGTTTGAGTGACGGTGTTATTTAGGTAAGACCCCCAGTTATCTAAGTGAACTCTTAGTAATTCATCTTTACGAGATTTGATGTTTCTGTCTTCATCCTGGTTCATATATTCAGTCCAGTAGGCAACTGCACCTGATAGAGCATCTAGGATGTCATCGTGTACTAGAGAACCTCTATGTTTTGTTATGCGAGACATTTGATAGAAGAGTTGAAGTTTAAGTTTTCTTTCTGGAGCTTCGTTAGGATTAGATCTATAGTCTTTTTCCACTACCTTACGGTCTATTATGAGCCTGTGAGAGTTCATAACAGGTTCAAGGGTATCTATTATGCGTAATTCTTTAGTCTTTGTATTGCGTACGTCTTGTACTTCACAGGGATGATAGCGGAGAAGAAAAGGTTTAAGGAGTTCTGCAAACATACCACCACCCATATTAGATTCAACGAGTATGGTGTTTACTTTATTTGTCTTAGCTATTTTGGATAATGTTGTTAATACTGCGTCTGAGTAACCACCGTTAAGACCTCCTGCGTCAGGAACGTATAAATTACCGTTTAGCATCTTTACTACAGCGTAACCAGTGGCATCTCTACCCTTCCCAGAGGGGTCGATAAACATTACTGAGCCTGTATATTCAATCCAATCACCAAATTGCTGTGCAGGTCGGTAGAAATGATCTCCATTGAAACCTACGCATGGGAGTTCTTTGATGACGTACTCAGGAGATGATGACCATATTACTTTTTCTGGAGCATGATCAGGGTTAACACTGCTGATGATGAGGTCTGATAGTTTTAGAGGGTAACGGTCTTGATCACTAAGGCTAGTATCTAGTTGGAATTGCAAGTTAAAGCCAGAACGTCCGTAAGAAGCCTCACGCTCCATCAAATCTATTGCAGAGAATCTTGTAGGGTCTACAGGATCACCAGGCTTTACAAGCTCTTTTAAGAGCCTTTCAGCTAACTTTGGAGATAACTTGTCACCATAGTTATTTTTAAGTTCTGGATAACGTGCAGTCCATATGCGTGTCGTATATCCTCTTTCTTCAAGGGTTAGGTATAGAGATTGTTCTGTTTGTGGAGTTCCTAGAAAGGTAATTTTACCGTTAGGTTTTAAGATTGCATCAAATTCTTTAACAGCTTCTGATAGTTTGTCTCTCATCGGTTGGGTAAAGCTGTTGTTTGGTACTTCCACATCATCAGCGATTACTTCATCTGCTCTACTACCTGCCATCTGTCCTAGAACACCCTGAGACTTAACAGAAGGGGCATGATCAGCAGATGCAGGCCCAACATCAAAACTTATCTTTGAGTTTCTCTGAGTGTCTTCTGGACGCAACGGAGCTAATATTGGCATCTCATTGATAAGACGCATAGTGAATGTACTGAAGTTGTCTGCTCTATCTTTACTAGCGGAAACAACAAGGAACTTCAGTTGTGGATTCATTCTTAGTTTCCACACAACGTAGGTACTTGTTATCCAACTCTTACCTACTCCTCTAAAAGCCTGTATGATCTTTCTACGAGGTCCATGCTGTAAATACTCAGCAATGTCTAA